ATACTATACGTATAGTATGGGGCCAGTGTGCATACATAGGTGGCCCAATATAGGGGTAGGGGTGTATATGTATGTAGGGGTTAGGGTGTGTATGTATGCTATTTGGCATACATACATAAGTAGCCCTATTGTGTTTAAGGCGCTTTCTTTTTGAATGGCATGAATTGGAGGTTTAGTAGATAAGCAGTAAATAGCGCCACGGTGATCGAGTAGCGAAGGGAAAAGGCATGTGTATGAAAGGGACTGGCAGCGAGCAGCAGCGCGCCTAACCAGCCAGAAGCCGCATGGTTAGCGGCATGAGGGATTGTGAGAAAGGATCCAGGCGAAAAAAGCGCCAAGCAGCTCTGGCAAATCTACTATTGTACTTTTGTGTTTTTGTGCTAATGTACATTTGTGCTTTGAACAAACCGAGGAGAAACGGGCAAATGACTAAAGTGATTGCAGTACTGAACCAGAAAGGTGGGGCGGGAAAGACCACCGTAGCTACCAACCTAGCGTGCTGGCTGCACGCATCGGGCCACAAGGTGGTACTTGTCGATTTAGACCCGCAGGGCAGCTCTACTGAGTGGAGCGAGACGCGCGAAAGCGACGATGTGTTCCCGGTCATGGGAATGGGCAAGCAAGTGGCGCGTGACCTCCCCCGCGTTACTGGCGGGTACGACTACGTAATTCTGGATGGCGCGCCGCAAATCAGCGAGCTGATCACGCCAGCCATCAAAATAGCCGATGCGGTGCTGATCCCCTGCCAGCCCAGCCCCTTCGATATCTACGCCTGCGAAGATCTGGTCGATCTAATCCACGCGCGACGCGAAGTGACGGACGGCAAGCCTAAAGCCGCTTTCGTCGTATCACGCGCGATCAAAAACACTCATCTTGGCCGCGAAGTGCGCGATGCCCTGGCTGAGTACAACCTGCCCATCTTTAACGCGCTAACCACTCAGCGCGTGGCGTATGCCGACTGTGCCAACGGCGGTAGCGTGATGGATCTACCCGAGGGCGACAAGGCCCGGCAGGAGATCGAGGCGCTGGGCAAAGAGACACTGGAGTTTATCCATGGCTGAACGCAAAAAACTGACGACACGCAAGCCCGCGTCGACCACGGAAGCAAAGGAAGCGCCGAAGCACGTAGAACGCGCGCTCCGTGATGTAACTGAGGAAGTGAAGCCCAAGCGGGTGCCGTATGACACGCATCCAGACACACACCGCAAGCTCAGCAGCATGCGCGTCATGAGCCGCGACAACGTGCCGGTGAAGAGCTTCCTGGATGAAGCGGTAGAGGATCTTTTCGAGAAGTACCGGCGAGGGGAAGGGCGTTTCGACGTCAAAGACATCGACCGGATCCTGGGCGAGTAGCCCTTAAGTGAAAATGCCCGGCAGTCGGCGGCCACCGACTACCAGGCGGACATAAACAAACCGAGGATGGAAAGCTATGTCGAAGCAAGAGATTACCACAATCCGCCAGATCACGCTGCAAAACGCGCTGGCGCATCGCGACCTGGTCGCACGCTATGCCGCTGAGGAAACTACTCCCGCCTGTGTATCCCGCAGCCTGCTGAGACTGCTGGGGGAGGCGCAATGAACACCACTATCTCACGCGTAGAGAAAACCCTGGAACGCCAGCAGGCGCGCATACAGGCGCTAGAAGCTGCCCTCGCGCCGTTTGCCCAAGCCTGGGAGTTTCGCCGCCCCAGCGGCAATGGCGACGCCATGGCGCGCCGCCTTCGCCAGAAGCGCTGCCTGGATGGCTTTTACACCGCGCGCGAGATGGGCAGCGAGCGAACCCTCACGCTCACCGGGCAGCACCTGAAAGACGCCCACGACGCCCTGAAGGCCAAGCCATGAGCGCGCTCAAGCGCCTGGGGCGCGGCTTACTGGCCTTGCTACTCATCATTTGGGGCGTGCTGTACGTCCTTTATGAACTGTTCGACGACCTGACCAAGCGACGCTAAGGAGACCACCATGACCAAACTGACAAGGAAAGAAGCGGCATGGGTTGCCAGGCTGCAGGCGGTAATAGATGAATGCCCGAGCAAGCGCCTTGCGGCGTACACCGTAGGGGATGCTGACATAACGCTTTATGACGGCTCAAAGCAGGCACAAATACTTGCCATCCAAGACGCTAACCCCAGTCAAGAGTTTGGCAATGCCGTCGAGGCTGCCGAAGCAACACTGGCTCGTGTGCCGCTCCCCTTTCAAATTCACTCAGTTGCCGGATAACCCCACCCCAGCCCCGCCACCCAGCGGGGCCTTCTGTTGCACTCCCCACACCACTTTCTGCGCGCACACCATGGTAGCCTTTACTGATCAACAGTAAGGGAACACCGCATGAAGTTAATCACCAAGCTCGCCGCAGGCGCATTTGTGGCCATCGCATTCATGGCCTGGCAGAACGACCGCAATAATCCAGACGGCCGCGACATGGAGCGCCTGCACGCAGACGAAGGCATGCACCGCATGGATTGCACAGAGAGCGAGTACCAGGGCAATCGCTGGATGGCGTGCCGTTACCCTGACCAGGAGCAACGCGGCTCGCTATGGGTATGGCACGATGACACGTTCGGAGGCTCCTGGGTCGCGCGCAACAACCTGGCGCACCGCGTGGCCAACAGCGCCCTGGAGAAAGCCCGCCAGAATGAGGCCACACCCGCCGCCGATATCGCATGGCTAAACCCTCTTACCGAGGAGTACCGGGAGTGGTCGCAGCGCCTGCCCTCAGCGCCTTGGGAGCATCTCGACTAAAACACAAATGTACATTTGTACTTTTGTACATTTTGGCTTATAGTGTGTTTAACGGCAGGCCGCAGGGCCTGCCATAACAAGCCGAGGAAACCAGCATGGCTATTAAAAAGTACACTCTCAACGAGCAAGATTTCGAAACCCTGAAAGAAGCCGTCGCTGAATCGATCAGCATTTACACGAGCAGAGGGAATGCAGCCCAACCTCAGCAAGCGCTCGGCATTGACGACCAGCCAGACGAAGCACCCAAGCCTGATGTTGTTCAAGTCTCCATGGCCCTGGCAGCACTCAGCCTGCTGCACAGCGTTAAGAATTCGATGCGCAACATCGATGCCGTGATCAGAGCCACGTCGAATTACCCGGTGCAGTTTGCGATCTCTGAAGCGGCTGGGGAATACGACTCATATATCCTCGCTTACGACGACTCAATCGACAGCATGGGCTACAACGCACTGCTCGCGATCTCCAATGCCTGCGTTCAGTACAAACAGCCGCTGGCTAGCCAGCGGCTGCTATACAAAATCCTGGAAGAAGCTGAGTAAAAGCAAACAAAGGCGGGCACGGCCAAAGGCCCGCCAATACCAAACGAGGATGGGCAAATGATTACACTCCACGTCGACTCTGATCACGCAACACCTGAAGTCATGAAGCGCCTGCACGCACTCGCCGAAAGCTATGCGGCCAACGACCCGGTCTTTTCCGGGGCCGTGATCGAGATCGAAAAGGGCGACTACAGCGACATCGAGGACGATAGCGGCATGGACTGCTATGACCTCCAGCGCTTTTTTAACGACGCGATGGCCATCATCCAGGAGGCCCAGGCATGAACATCCACACCAGCACACGCCACAAGGCCACCGCCCACATCGCGCGCGACACTGACGACGAGATCATCATGGTGATCGAAGGCCCGCGCGGCCCGATCAACGTCGAGATCCACTCGGCAGACGAAGACAACATCGAGCAGCTCATCGAGGACGGCGACGAGGAAGAGCTCGAGGACGCCTGCGAGACGGTGATCGGCTTTATTTTCAGCGACCTCGGAAAGTGCTTCCCTGGCCAAACCTTCAGCCATTTTGCCGACGCACCCGACGACAACAGCGAGCTGGTGATGCGGGAGCGCACGGTCGGCGACCTCAAGCGGGCACGCGAGTCGATCGCTTACCGCGACCTGGTCGAAGGCGGGCTGAGCGAGCAAGAGATCCACACGCTCATCGCGTAGAACATCGCATGGCCACAACGCAAAACGCCCCACCGCCAAAAGGCAGTGGGGCGTTTCGTTTTGCGAGATCTTGCTAAGCTGCCTACTCGGCAGCTTCAACACCATCCCCGCTTTCGCGGGGAACGCCTTCATCATTGCTCAATGCGTCCAGTTCATCAAGCATCGGCTTCAGGCCACTGCAGAACGCGTCGAACTCCTCTTCCAGCATCGGCCGAAAGCGCCTCACACGGCGATTCTGATCCGCGTTGCGGCGACCAGCAGCACGCTTTTTTGCGTCCGGTGAACGGTTCCAGCTACTCGCGCGGTAGCGGCTCGCCTCGCCACCGCCCAGCACAACGGCGCGAGCAATGTCCCGATCCTGCAGCTCCAGCGCGCTGGCGATCGCTTTCAATCGACGGTTAAACGGATAGTCGCTCATGTGTTTCCCCAACGATGTGCTTTCCAGAACTATATCACGCAAAAATCCCCCACCGCCTCGGCGGTGGGGGTTTCTCGCTTCTACCAGTTGTAAATCACCAGTTCCTTGGCCTTCTTGCTGTTGCTCGCGCCCACCGTGTAGTTGAGCGACACCTCCTCGATCCGCAGCCCATCGAACACCTGGCGTATGTCAGGGTGGTCGTTGATCGAGATAATCACCTTCCCCTGCACCTCCCGCGCAAGCGTGGCCATCGCCTCGTACTCCTCGAACGGGAACTCGCATTCATAGCCAGCGGTGGCCCAATACGGCGGGTCCAGGTAATGCAACGTGTGCGGCCGGTCGTAACGCTTCATGACCGCTTTCCAGTCCATGTTCTCAACGAATACCCGCGCGAGCCGCAGGTGGGCCTGGCTGAGGTTCTCCTCGATCCGCAGCAGGTTCAGGCCAGGGCCAGACGTGGTGGATATGCCAAAGTTCGAGTTGAGCTTACCGCCAAAGCCCTGCTGCTGCAGGTAGTAGAACCGCGCGGCCCGCTGGATATCCGTTAGCGTGTCGGTGTGTTTGAGCTTCTCCCACGCGAACATCTCGCGCGAGACCAGCGCCCATTTGAACTGGCGCACGAACTCCTCCAGGTGGTGCTGCACCACCCGGTACAAGTTGACCAGGTCGCTGTTGGTGTCGTTGATCACCTCCACTTTGCTGGGTTGCTTCATGAAAAACAGCGCCGCGCCGCCCGCGAAGGGCTCAACGTAGCACTGGTGGTCAGGGAAGTTCGGCAGAATGTGTTTAGCCAGGCGGCGCTTGCCGCCCATCCACTGAATGAATGGTTTAGACATCTTCGTCCTTGTGGGTCAGTTACTTATCGGGTAGCCTCCCCAGCGCCTGTGCAGGCATGGGGGGCCATGGCTGGCCCACTCGGTGCATCGAGTGTGTCAGCGCGGCAGCGGTGTTACCGCACCGTTGTCGCGCCCTCCATCTAGATCTACTCTTCGCGGCCTTCTGGCCACGTTGCTTCCAAAACGCAGCGGTAGCCATATCGGCGAGATCCGCGCGCAGTCACCCGGTCGAGCGACCACTCACCCCGCATGTAGCCTGGCCAAGTGTCGTCGAGAAGGATCCGCCCCTCGGCTGCAAGTGCCGGATTTCCGGGGCATTCCACCCGCAATTTCTCTCGCTCCCGCTTGAGTTTTCGCTGCTCACCTTCCGCTGCCCGGCGCGCTTCGCTTTCATTGGCATAGCTCTGGCGCAGCCGCTTGAACGGCTCGCCGCCTGCTTCCACCGTCGCCTCCACGCCCTCTTCACCGTTCAGCCAGGCCGCGCGCACGCCGCTAAAGCGCACCCGCGCCTCGCGCTCCATCGTTGCGTTCGTGAACCCCATCTCGCCGGGCTGGTTGTTCGGCGGTACCGAGAGCGTGACGATCGGCAGATCCTGCCCGCTGATCGACTTCACTTGCCCACGCCGGGCAAGCACGTAACGCTCGCCCACCGGCTTGGCCACCGCGTCATGCTCGCGAGCCAGGCGCGTGATGAACGACATATCCGTCTCGTCTGCCTGATCGGCGTGCGCGACCGGGATCCCTTCCAGCTCTGGTGCTACGCGTGGCGAAAATCCGTGGCGGCTGGCCAGCGTGCGAAACACCTCGCCCAGCGTGGTGCCCTCAAAACTGGCCGAACGACGCTCCCGGAACGCGCTTTCATCTGCCGTGCGAAACGGTGCGGCCGTGGCCACAATCAAAATTTGCTCCGGGAAAAGTCGCGGCGTCACGCGGGAGATCACAAAATCACCCTTGTTAACCACCTCGCCCTCGGCGTAGCCGTACTCGATGCCCAGCCGCTCGCCTTCGCGGGGCAGCCCTTCCACGCCGCGCGTGTCGACCGTCAAATGCAGCCGGTCAGATTCAAGCCCGGCGGCGTCGATATGCTCCCAATCGATCAAGCGACGGTCGTTGATCATGTCCGCGTGCATGCCGGTGATGCGCACCACCGGCGTGTAACCTAATCCCATGCGGTCACCACTCGGCGCGCCGTGTTGGCGCGCGGTTTAATGTCCGGCAGCGTTACCCGCACGCCAGACGGCAAAAGCGGCCCGTAGGCCGCCAGTCCTGGGTTGAGCGCCCAGACCGCTTCGATCGTTGTGTCATCGTCCCGGCGCAGCTCACGCCAAGCGATGCGCCCTACGCTATCCCCCGCTATCGTCATCACTGCTCGCGGCATCGTCGACAAACTCCTCTAGCTGCAGCACCCACGCCACTTTCATGGCCGTGCCATCGTCGATCACACGGGTCTGCTGCTCCTCGACCGACATGATTTTCCAGCGGCCCAGGTTGTTACCCAGGCCGTCTACCAGCACATACGGTCGGCGTTCGTTCTGCATCGCCCGCAGCTCATCCAGCCGCTGCATGCCCGCCGCATAGAACGCCGTGCCCGAGAGCCGGATCTGCTCGAGCGCCTGCCCGGTGTTCTGACTGCTGGGCTTCGCATACGTGATGTCGATCTCGATCCACCCGCCATCGCTTTTGCGCTGCAGGCTGCTATAAGGGAAGCCGCTACCCAGCGAGAACACGAACTCCTCGCCTAACGCCATCTGTTGCCGCATCAGTCACTCCTATCGGTTAACGAAGCGCCCAGGCGCACATCGAGGCCGGAGGTACCCGCGCCCAGCATCGGCATCAGCTCGCTACGTAAGCGCTCCATCAAGCGATCAAGCAGCTCACGGTCGCGGTCAGCGTCGCCGCTGGCCTCGATCTTGATGTCGAACGTGGGGGAAATAACACGGGAGTCGGTCTGGTTGGTCTGCGTGATGCTGCCCGCCACCTCGCTCGGTGCGGCCAGCAGGCTGGGCGGGTTGGCCAGGCGCTCATCCAGGGCGTCGAGGGCTTCGCGGTGCTGCGTTGCGGCCTCGCGTACCTCTTTCGTAAACGCCTGGCTACTACCCAATATCCCGCCGCTGGCACTCGGCGACGCACTGCCAGAATCGGTCGGCGCAGAATCGCCGGTACTCGGCATCACCGGCAACGCCAACAGCGGCGGCGGCTCAGCCGCCTGGGGCGCAAGGCGCGCCTGGTTCACCTGCTGGGTAAACGACCCGCTGCCGCCCAGGACCCCGCTACCGGATCCGGCAGCTTGCTGGCTCGGTGCTGCAGCAGGGCTTTCATCGTCGCCGAACGCCCACTCCCAGCCAGCGCCGAGACGCTCGCCCACCCAGGATCCTGCAGCGGTACCCGCCAAGCTGCCCGCGATACCACCGGCCATACCGCCCACAGCAGTGCCCACGCCAGGAAACACCATCGTACCCAGCGCGGCACCGGCCGCCGAACCACCCCAGAAGCCACCCATGCCGCCGACAAGCCCACCGGCCGTGCTGCCCACCTCGGCCGCATCGCCATCGCCAACAGCGTTGGCCACACCGATAGCACCGGCAGTGAGCGCAACGGGTAACGCTACCTTGCCCGCCACTTGGCCTGCGCGGCTGTTACCCACATTGGCCATCCATGCTCGCCAGCCGTTTTGTACACCGGGCGCAGCACGACTCGCCGCGCCTGCGGCTCCAGCAGCCCCGGCAGCGCCTGCCGCCGCGCCTGCTCCGGCGGATCCAGTGGATCCGGTACGCCCTCCACGCTGGCCTCCTGCTGCTGCGGCACCGCCTACCGCGCCCAGCCTGCCCAGCGTGGCGTTCAGCCGTGCAACCGCACCATCGGCCATCAGTGCCGTTTGAGCCGTCCGCTGGTCTAGCCGCGCACGCATCAGCGCACCGCGATTACCCACCTGACCGATGAGCAGCCCGGCATAACGCACGCCCAGCACCGCCGCTTTCACCGCAATCAGGCCCGCCGCGCCTGCGGCCAGCACGCCGACCAGCTCGGTGTTCTGCTCAGTAAAGTCAGCCATGAGACCAACCACAGCGGTAATCGGTGGCGCAACGGCTTCGAACACCGGCAGCATGCCGTTGCCGATCTGTGTCACCAGCCGATCAACTTCGGCGGTCATCACGTTCAGCGTCGTCCGGCTCGTATCAGCAACGCCCTCCGCTTCGCGCAACATCGAGCCGCTGTACTGCGCCGAACTCGATACCTCGCTGAACGCCTTGTCCACCTCGCCCAGGTTCGTGAGCAGCGGTGAAATAGCCTTGATCGACTCTTTGCCGAACAGCGTCTCGGTGATCGCGCTTTGCTCCTCTTCGGGCGCAGCTCGAATCGCCTGAAGCACTTCCCGTATGACTGACGGCGCATCTTCCTGCATGCGCCTGGCCAGCTCTTCAGGCTCGAAGCCCAGCTCTGCCCACTGCTCGCGGCGCTTGTTCGTCGTCGCTCGACCCTGAGTCAGTGCCAGCGTAAAGTTCTGCAAGCCGGTGGCCGCTACCTCACGGTTAGTGCCAGGGTTGAGGAACGCCGCGCCCAGCGCCGCCGCCTGCGTGGGAGTCATGCCCGCATTCACTGCCAGTGAGCCAGTGCGCGTCAGCAGCTCCGTCAAATCAGCGGCGGTAGTGTTGAAGTTGTTGCCCAGGTGGTTCGCCGCATCGGCCAGCTCCAGCGCCTGGTCGCCGTCCAGGCTCATGCCCTGCCGCCACGACACCATCGCGGATCCGGCCTCGCCCGCGCTCACGTCAAACGCCGCCGCCATGATCGCGGCCTGACGCGTAAAGTTCATCACGCCATCAAAGCGCTCCTGGCCCTCCATGTCGTTGAAAATGCCCGACTGGCCAGCCGCGTATTGGATCTCGGTAATGTCCGTGCCACGGATGCCCGACGACGCGATCAAACGGTCGCTAGCCAGGCGCAGGTTGGCATTGGCGTACTGCTCGCGCTCGCCTTCGGCGAAGTCGATAACCTTGGCCACGTCCGCCATGGACGTTTGCATGTCCATCGCGCTGTTCATCGGTCGGCTAGCGATGTAACCCAAAGCCAACGTCTCGACGATCTCGCCGCGCAGCCGCGAGCGCTCCTGCCGGTTCGCCTCGATGCGGCCCTCAGCCGCCGTTACCCGCGCCTGAGCATCGCTAACGGCCTGCATCCGTGCCCGCTGGTCTTCCAGCACCGCGTTCGTCGAGCGCGTCGCGTCCTCGATCCGCCGCTGCTCGTCAGCAAAGCGGTTGAGGTCGACCCCCGCGCCTTCCAGGCTGCCCTGCAGCCGGTCCAGCTCGTTTGTCTGAGCGCGATGCTCAGCCGACAGGCTGGCCACCGTGGCCGTCGTCCGGTCGTACTCATTCTGCAGGCGTCGGCTCGGCTCTTCCGAGTTGCGCATCTCACGCGCTAACCGCGCCTGCTTTTCGCGGGCATCTTCCAGCGCGGCGGACGTCGCTGATAGATCCCCCTGCAGGCTCTGGTAGCCTTCCATCTGCCTGCTGAGCCGGTTGAGCTCACGCAGCTCGGCCTGGTGGCCACGCATGCTCTCTTGCATCTCTTCAGCGGCTTCGGCAAAGCCCCGGAACGCGGCGCTATAGCCGTCATCAGCCGCGAGAGTAACGCTGTACTTACTCGCCATACGTGCTCCTAGTGCCCGGCTTTAAGCCGCTTCAAGGCCAGTTCATAACGCCTAAACGCTTTATCCACCGGCCAGCTCAGCAGGTCTTTCTCGCTTACCTGATACACCAGCGGAATCACATCGCCGAAGACGTCGATGTCGGCAAGGGAAACGATTCCGCCGTCTCGTTCAAAAAATCGTTCACCCGCTGCTGGAGCGTGTTCCAGTCCGGCACGGTGAGCTGATGAAGGTCATGCGCGATCAGACCCGTACACTTGGCGGTGATGAACTCCGCGCGCTCCAGACGATCCTTGATCTTGCGCATCATCCGGCTGGCCATCAGGTCGGGCACTTCCAGCTCGATCCGCTCATACGTCACGCCATCGCTGGCTTTCAGTGGCACCAACAGCACCGGATTATCCTTCGTCGACGCGCGCTGCTGCTCGGCGGTCATAAAGTGGTGGCTGGTCAGCGAGACCATCTTCTGGACCCGCTTGGCCAGCGCATTAAAGTCGGGGCGCTTCATCTTCAAAATAACGCTTTCCGGCTGCTCGGTCGTCAGCGTGGCCAGCCCCAAAAAAGCGAGCTCGTCATACTCGGCATCGTCCATCGCATCGCCGTTGCCCGCGCGCGCGGCTTTCTGGTTGTCTAGCTCGGCTAGTAGCGTCGTATGCTCTTTGTGCAGAATCGGGCGCAGGGGCAGCTCTTTAAGCACTTGGCCATCGTCCAGCGTCAGCGGCCAACGCAGCGGCAGGGGGTCGGGTTTCCACATCTCGTCAATCCTTCGTGCAGGCATAAAAAAAAGCGCCGCCCTGGTACCAGGACGGCGCGGTGTGGTCAGCAGTCAGCGCGTTACGCCATCAAAATGTTGCGGCGATGACGCTCCATGATGTCGCCCTGCCCCAGGTTGATCACCTGGGTGCGCAGGTTGATGTTGTGAATAGTCGCGCCGTTCTCGAGCATGATCGAGCGCACCGGCGAGATCGTCAGGGTCACCTGGGGCTTCTCGCGCATCTTCGAGGGTGTCCGCTCGACGTTGATCACCTCGCCCGATACCTGGTGCCACACGGCAAAGGTGTTGCCCTCGAGATCCTCCTGCGACTCGCGCACGTCCAGCTCGACGGTATCGCCAGCGGTGATGCCCTGGGCGATCACCAGCTCGAGTCCGGCGCCCATCAGCACGATCTGGCACTCGAGCTCCTCGAGGCCGACCCACATCCGCTCTGGTGCGAAGCGGCCGCCCTGGGCCGTCTCCATCACCTTCTGGATATTCACCGGGGTGAACTCCTCAAGCTGGTGCATCAGCGGCCAGCCGTTCAGGCTGCCGCCGAGGATCATTCTTTTACGTTCAGTTGCCATGGCTTACAGCACCTCTTCCAGGAACTCTTCCACGATCGAATCCACCGCGTTGATGTGGAAGATCATGTGCTCGTTGGGGGAATAGCGGCCGTACTCGATGACGATGTACCAGCTACCGTTTTTGTAGCGCTCGACCGTGTTCAGGTCGGGGTGCAGGTACACGCGGCCACCGGGAATGATCTCCGCCGCGACCTGGTCCTGAATGAACGCATCGACCTTGCGCACCTCCTGCTCCATAAAGCTCTTGGTCAGGTTCTGCGCCATGGCCTTCTGCGACGCGCCGACGATCTTGCGGCCGATGGCGTCCTCCAGGCCCACGTGCGAGACAAACTCGCCGGTCACCGTGCGGTTGCCGATCAGCGAGAACCCGCCCATCGAGGTGCGCGCGTAGTAGCTGATGCCGTAGCGGTTGAGCAGGTCGCCGTCAGTGGTTTTATCAAGAATGTTGTAGTCAACATGCCGCGACACGCCCTGAATCAGCACGCCCTGGTTGCCGGGACTTTCCCACGGCTGCACAGCCGCCAACGCGCCGATCGCATGCACCGAGGGCGCAACGAACACGTTGCCCTGCGCCGCGCGCGAGTAAACTTCGCACATCTGATACGCCACGTAGCAGCGGCGGTAGCCGGTGCCCTCGCCGCCCAGCGTCTCGCTGAACTCAACCGCCTCGCTGATCTGAACGTCAGGCCCATCGATCACAAAGCGGCAGTAGATGCGGCGAGCCAGCGTGGCCAGCGCATCGCTGACCGCTTTCTCGTCGGAGTAACCCGGCGCGCCGATGATCGTCGGCACCTCCGCACAGCCTGCCAGGGCGGCGATACCCAGCGGCTGGCCAGACGCAGGATCCACACCGCCCACCACGTTACCCGTGGTCGCTTCCGGCAGCTCGCCCTCTTCCACCACCACCACGTAAACCGGCACGCTGGCTTTCTTGAGGATCTCGCTTACCGCATGCCAGCCGGTGCCGCCTTCATCGCCGGTGGTGTCCAGCAGTTGCGCCTGGGTCATGTTGGCAATGCGGAACGGTACGTTTAACGGCACGCTGGGGTCACGATCCGGCGCAGTGACCACCAGCCCCACCACGTTAGGGCCAAGCGGCCCCATCGGCGCAGGCGGGCGATTCGTCTCCAGCGTGATGCCGTTATGCTCAAAGTTTGGAATCTCAGCCATCATTGTGCCTTTTGCTTGGCAGCGGGCTTAGCGACCGCCTGAGTGGTAGTTTTCGCGCGAATGCGTTCGGCACGCAGCAGCGCACGCGCTTCAACGGGCAGCAGGTCGACCTCCTGCCCTTTCGTCGTCCAGCCGCCCTGGTAGGGGAAGGCAACCAGCACCTCGTAGGTGGTGCGTTGTGGTTTTTGCTTGGCCATAAGGCTTTCTCCAGGCACAAAAAAACCGCCTGTAGGCGGGTCGGTGTAGCGGGTAGCGTTGCGGCTAGCTGAGCAGCGGGCAGTAGCGGGACAGCCAGGCAATCAGCCAGCAGGCCAGCAGCGGCGACAGCACATCGAGTACTGAGTCAGGCGTCCAGCCGCGCCAAAAACCTTCATGCCAGCGCACCGGCTTCGGCCCGCCCCACTTCCAGCCGCGAAACACCGCCAAGCGGTATTCGTGCTGAGCGATCTCACGGCCCAGGAACACCGCCACCGCTACCGCACCGGCAGCCCATAGGCCAATGAACGGGTAAAGCGCAAACTGGATCAGCAGCGCAATTAGCGCGTGTTCAAGATGGGTTCGGTTCATAGCGCGCCCTCTTGCGGCCGGTACTGGTTAAGCTGCTCAATCGCCGCCTGGGCCGCTGCCTCGGCTTGCTCAATCGTTTCGGCGCGGCTAACCGCCGCTTTGCCCCCCAGCCGTAGCTGGCGGATCTCGCGCAATGCGGTTTCCCAGGCCTCGGCGGTGGCGACGATCTCGGTGGCGGCCGCTTCGGCGCCTACCTCAAACATGGCCATGTGGTCTTCCACGCTGGATGGGATCGCGTTGGCGTCTTTGCCGTTGTCTAGCCAGGCCTGTGCTTCCTGTTTGGCGAGCAGATACTCCTGATCGATGTAGCTGCCTGGGGAGACGAAAGAGGCGCGGGCGTTGCCGGCGGCGGTGTCGATGTCGGATGCCAGCTCAATAGATAGCGCATTCCGCAACACGGATTCGGGCACCCCGACTTTAATGGCATGATCCATGCTGAAGTTCAGATATTTCTTGCCTTGATAAACAAACGTTACTTCTCTCATCACTAGCTCCTTTATGAAACGAGGTTCATATCTGAAACAATCAGGCGCTTATCTGTTGCTATCAGCGCAGATGCATCACGGAACACGACCGCTTTGTTCTTCACTTCATCACTAGAAAACGTCGTGTTACTGGCGATGAAGACGGCAAAGTTGTTCGTGATTTCCATCAGCTTCATTCCGCCCACTGCGCCACCTGTCTCTGCATAGGACTTCTCGATAAACAAGGAGAGATCACACGCTCTGAAACGCACATACATATTGGGTGCCAGGGCAGAGCTGGCATTGGTTTGGATGGCACTGTTCCTGCTGGTTCTGAAATTAAACCCATCACTGGCGGCGGATGTGTCTATGTCGAATTGAATCTCTTGGAACGACAGGCTCACATTTTTCCAGCGGTGCAGTGATCCGAAGCGATGATAGCCTTCTGCATCTGTATAGAGCGTGAAGACTATCTTCGGAACCCTGTCCCCATACCCTCTGATCCAGACGTTCTGGTTGTAGTTAAACGTGTGATCCGCTGCGACTATCAGGTCATTCATAAGCTCTATGACAACGACCGAGCCTGCGACCATTTCTCGTTCGATCGCTAGTAGCGTTTTCTTGGCGGTGTTCGTAGTTCGGCCGTCATTGCTATCGTTGCCAGCCATCGGGTCTAAATAGAACCGCGAATAGGCTTTTTCATTGATAGTGCGCGGAACACTCGTGACTGCTTCGTCGACCTTCTGATCGATCTGGTTCATCTTCCCAGCCACTTGGCTGGTGAGGCTGTTGGCGGCGCTGACAAGCGCGGCGATTTGGCTTTCTAAACTCATCGGTGTTTACTCCGGTGTGGCCGCGCTGATCGTGGCAGCGCCTTGGGTGAATGCGTCGGTGAGCTGCGCCAGGGCGTTTTCCAGCTCGGCTTTAGTGGCCTTCGCTGCCAGCGCCGTGGTCACCGTGCTGGCAAAATCCGGGTCGTTGTTTAGCGCGTTGGCCAACTCGACCAGGGTATCCAGCGCCTCCGGCGCGCTGCCGATCAGCGACTGGATGCGCGCCTCGATCTCAGCGGGCGTGAGCGTTTCGCTCTTGTTGGCTTTCAGCGCTAAGCCGTCCGCTAGCTCGGTTTTACTGGCCTTGTTGCGCAGCTTGCCGTCGATGGTGCCCAGCAGGTTATTCACCGCCGTCAGCATCGTCTCAATCGTGGTGGGTAGTGCCATGGTGGCCTCTATTCCTCATTAACGCCGATGGCTCCGGCGTGGTATTCAAATGCGTTTTGGAGTGAGCGTATCAGCGTGTTAACGCTCTCAACGGCTCCCGTTGCCGCCTCTTGGGCGGTAGCCGCTGCCAGTCCGGCAGTATCTGCTGATTCGCGGGCAGCGGCTGCATCGGCGCTGGTCTGCTCGACCCGCTGCAGCACGTTACCGCTCAGCGTGCCCGCTGGGCCTTGGTAGCCGAACGTCAGTACCTGCAGGCGCGGCGCGGCGGGCTGTCGAACCTCTACCACCGTATCGCCCAGGCGCACGGTGACGATCCGCTCAACCGGCACCGTGACCACCACCCGCTGGCTACTCATTGGCAACACCAGGCGTTAGCGTGGCCTTGCCCCGCAGCAGACTGTAAACATCGCCACTGGGGAACGTGATGCGCAGCTCATAGCGGGCGTTTTTCCAAGCGTCCGAGAGCTGCTCGGCGGTCTGCTCAGGCGCAACGCGGATGCTGATCGTGCCGGTGGCCACGTCGATCTCGATGCCGCCGTTTTGCGTGGTGCATTCCACCAGGGCGCGGCGGGAATCCTCCGGCACAATCACAAAGCGCGCCGTGCAGCCGGTCATATCAATCGGCGTGCGCGCCTCGTCGTCCGTTGCCCACTCGGTAGAAAACGCCAGCGTGGTGCCCTCGATCAGGGCAAGCGTGGGTGCAGTGGCCATCGTGTCTCCTAGTGCTGTTTTTCCAGCTCCATCACGCGAAACAGCAGGTCGGTCTGGCGTGCCATGTTGCTAATCGTGGCCGCGCCCACCGTGGCTAGCTCAGCGGCCATGAGAAGGTTGACGTTAGGCACGCCCACATTGACCGTCACGCTCTCGCTGGGCAGCGGCGTCAAATCCAGCGTGAAGCGCTGCAGCCAGTGCGAGTACTGGCTCTTATACGTCAGCGTGGTATTCGGTGCGGAAAACACAGCCAGCAGCGTGCCGCTGGCTAGGTAAAAACCAACTTCGCCAACCTCGTACTCTTTGTCGCTATCAAATCGCGCCGCTAGCCGAATTTGAGTCGGACCAATATCCTCATAGTCGGCAACCAGAACTCGATCACGCTCATTGCGTAGGCGTGTTTGTGAGTGAGAAGGGGTGTACTTTTCAGTGCCCGCCGCGACATGGGTAATCGCGCCTTTTAACCCTTCGTTTTTTGCCGATATCAGCTCAGCCAGACCAGCATTTGTGTATCGCAAGATGCTCATGCGTTAGCCCTCATGATCGGTGAACACCAGCCACGCGGCAGCACCCGCGACACTAAGCGTGGCGGCCGCCGTAGGGCTGGCAGTAATTCTTGATGCCGGATTGGCATCAAACGTAGTGCTGGCAGACTCAGCAACCGCCACCGGGCAAAGCGTGGCGGTCACCGTAGGGCTGGCAAGGATGCGGCCGTCTGGCGAATCATCGCGTGCCATTACCGAGGGATCAGCCGCACCGCTCAGCCCGAAGGCGCTTTCGGCACCGAGTGCCAGCGTCAACGTTAGTTCGTCACGCTCGCTCTTCGCATAGCTCAGGTTTCGGAGCATTTGCTCAGTAATGGCCTGATCAATCGGCGCATTGCCGCGCTTCCAGGCGATCACCTCCAGGTGGTACGGATCCGCGAACTCGGCGTTCCCGTCGTACCACGCAATAACTTCGGCGTCGTAATCCAGCTCATCCACGGCCAGCACCAGGGCGTGGCGGGTGCCCGCCAAGCGCCGGATCGGCCACACGTTCGCCACGGTGCGGCGCAAAAGCTCGGTCGAGGCGTCCCCATCCCACTCAGCAACGCCGCGATCCTGTGCCAAATACGGCAGCATGGCGGGCGGTGTGCGCTGCGGATCGAGCAGCTCCGGGAACGGCGCTTCAATGCCCTCCAGCATCCCGGCAAACGCACGCTCGAACGCGCGCTCCAGGCGGCTGGCGTTCTCCGGCAGCAGCGAGTACTGGCTCATAACTGGAGCACCTCGATCTCGATGCCGGTGCAGTACGGCGCAGTGAAGTCAGCAGCGGCGAGGCTCTCGGCTGGCATGTCTAGCTCGATGCGCACGGCTCCGGCGTTGTGCAGCTCGGTACCCAGCGCGCTGCGCTCGATAAAGCCCTCGATGCGGTGCTGTTCATCCGCGTAGCGCTGCACGTTTTTAATCGCCTGCTGATGCACCACGCGGGGATCCGGCCCACGGTTGATGTAGATCACCGCGCGGCACTGCCAGTTGACGATATCCGCCGCGGTTACTGTCACTTCATCCGTGGCCGGGGCAACGTCATTGCGTGCGAAGTGCGCGCGCGCCTCGTCGAGCAGCGCTTCGCTCGGCGTGCCGTCGCCCTCCCGGGAGAGCAGCGCGACACGTACTTGCCCAGGCGCAGTGCGCTTGCCCACCGCATCCTTCACCTTGCCCGCCAGCGTGCCGCTGGGTAGCCGGTACGTGACCGTGACCACCCCCTCTTCTGGCGTGGCCACACTAATTTGTGGCCGGGCGCTGAGGGTCATTGCGTGAAACTGATACGCCAGGCGCGGCCCCGCCACGCTGAAGCTGTACGGCGCGAGAAAGTGCCGCAACCGCAGGCTTTCGTCGTCTTCCTTCACCGCCGGTACCGGGGGAAACGCCGATGGGTCGCCTTCGGTGATCGTCTGTCGCTGCAGGCCCAAGTCGGCCACCTTGGCGTCCAGGTTGCTGCCCTCGGCCCACCACGCCAGCATTTGCTTGATCTGCTCATTGCGGTGGCGGCGCTCGGTCTGCAGCATCACCGTGGCCACCTCGACCAACTTGGTGAAAACCTCCGATTCGCTTTCCAACGTGGCGCGGATCCTTTCCGAAAGTGCCTGGTCGCTTTCCGCTACGTGGGCAATCGTTACCGCTTTGAACGTTGCGAGCATCTGCTCGAACGGCGGCACCTCGACGATCGCCGGGTCGGCGAGGCGGTTTTGTCCGGGTATCAGCATTAGACGCCCACCTCGAATTGCACGCGCTGCCGCTGCCAGGTGCCGTCGAATGCCAGGCGTAAGCCGGTGGCGTGGCGGCTGGCAACGCAGCGCGTGGGTTTAAAGTCGCCGATGTTATTGATCGGCTCGTAAAACGCGGCAATCGCGCGGCTCTGGGCGAGAATCAGCACATCATCGCTGTTCAAGCGGCCCAGCAGCTCCGGCACCCGGCAGCCAAAGCGGCGGCGGTGTTCGCGGCCACCGATGGGCGTGGTCATCACTTGGGTAATGCGTGATACCAGTTGTGGCCACGCGTCTATCGTGCGGCCGGTTTCTCTGTCCATGCCGATCATACGGGTTCACCTGTCTGCGCTGGACCTGGCTGGATGCCGTCATGCTTGTGGTCTTCACCCACGTTTTTGCCGTTGTGATCCAGACCGTTGCCGATTGCATGCACGCCACTGGCATCGATGCGGATGCCGTTGCCGCCGTGCATCAGCACGATGGCGTCCCGGTCGTGAGTGATGGACGTTTGTCCGTTCGTCCATTGGTACCGATGCGCCGCAAAATCGTACTGCTGCACCGTGCCGTCCTTGTACGTCAGCCGGTGCTGGGTGCCGCTGCTACCTGCAGGCGGGTACGCCGCCGTGGGTATGCCCGGCACCGCGATGCTCTGGCCGCTATCGTTACCGCCGCCGTGGTTGATCAGCTCGCAGCCCTCGCCCAATGACGGCGGTCGCCACTCGCTCACTTCGCCCGCCGAGGCGCTCGCCCAGCGGATCCACGGCGTGGTGTTGCCGCCGTGCTTCACTTTGCACAGCCCCTTGCCGTAGTCGACGGCCACCACCACGCCCCGCCTGCCCTGGTTGCGGGCGCGCCGGTGCAGGTCGTTGACCTCGTTCTCTAGCTCGGCAATGCGGTCGATGTAGGGCGCGAGGGCATCACGGACAATATGATCGATCAGCTCTCTCATAAGCGCCTTTACTAAGTAGTTAGCGGCTCGTAGCTCGCCTCGTCGTTCGGGTCGAGCTCAGGGTTACGCGACAGCCAGGCAATGCCCGGCATGCCCGCTGTGACGGGATCCTCTTCAGCCAGCGATGGCCCGAGGCTGATCTGCTGCTGGAAGCTCACGCCCCAGGCGTCGTAGCCATCCGCACCCTCTTTGAAAAAGCTCGGCTCGGCGCGTAGCTGCTCCGGGCGTTTGATCTGATCGAACGGCAGCCCCCACAGCGCATCCGTAGCTACCCTCTGCACGGCTGCCGAAAGGTTCACGGCTTCCAGCGCCGCGCGGTGGCTGTGCCTGCCCACTACGCAGTGCAGCGTGATCGCGTAGTCGTAGCCGTAACGGCCATCCGGCCAGCGGTCGGTAGGCATGGCACGCTCAAACTCGATCAGCACCTCGCCGTTGATACCGTCACCGCCGACCACTGCACTGCCGAACTCGTCATAATTGCCGACCCGGATCGCCTGGACCCGGTCGAGCAACGTGTCGCGTATCGCGTCGAAAAGGTCGCTGGGCTGCTCAAGTGCTCGATAGGACATAACGCGCCTCTTGCTCAAACAGTTCGATAAATCGCGCCTCCACGCGGCGCTCCCAGCGGCGCACCACAGCCTCGCCCAGCTCGGCAATCTCTTCGGTGACGCGCTCAATGGGCAAGCGCTCGCGGCCCTTTCGACGCCACACCATCACTTGCCGACTGCGCATCGGATTAACGAATGCACCGTCGTAATTCTTGCGACCTACGCGAACGCCGGTCACCGTCTGCCGTGGGCTGCCCAGGTAATGCACGCTCAACGGCGTCAGGCCCACCCACACTTTCACTTCGCCATCGGCGAGGCGGGAATACATGCGAAAGCGTTGACGCAGCGGCCGCTGGACAATGCCCAGCTCCCGGCCCAGCTCACGTACTGAGTGAGTACGCAGCCATTGACCAGCGCCCCGCAGGGCGCGGTTGACGGCGGTGTCGAGCTGTTTGCGTGTCGCGTTGATCAGCTCCGGCATGCGGTTCTGCGCGTCTTGCATGCGCAGGCTAACCTCGAAGCCACCCGGCATGCTGCTTCTCCCGTTCGCTATACGGCACTAACACCAACGCCACCCGGATCCGGCCCACCGGCAGCACCTCGACGGCGGTGTAAATCTTGCCGTCGAGATGCACCTGACGTTGTGGCCAATCCTCCGGCAGCTCACTGCGTGGCACCTGGCAGATCGTCTCGCCCGGCTTCGCCCTCACACCGCCCTGGTTACGGTTGCCAGTGCGTAGCTGGTCAGGCGAGCGCGGCGCGCCCAGCATGCCCGACACTTCCCGCACATCACCGCCCAGCACCATTCGCAGCTCGCAACCGAACTCATCCGGGTCGAAGAACGACCGCCAATCGTCGTCGCCGATCATTACTCGTCGCCTTTAGCGGCCGTTTTACCCTTTGCTGCCGGGGCTGCTGCTTTCTTGATCTCTTCCTCGGTGGCTTCACGCACCACCTTAGCCGCGATCGCTTCCTTCGCTTCCCGCTTGGCCATGTGCGTCAGCGCGTCTTTCTTCACAAACTCACCGTGATCCCAATGCCCTACCAGGGCAATAACGGCAACACGAGAGGAGGGTTTTGCAGTCGCCATATCGTTTCCTTGTTGCGTAAAAAAGGGGGCTTACGCCCCCAAACCTGCCCGCTAGTTAATGATTAGGGCGCTGGTGGCGCTTTACGGGCGATGCTGAACGCCTCTTTACGGCGTGCGTTGACGTCTACATCTTGGAAGACACGCAGGATCAAGCCGTCGCTGGCCGCCTTCGTGGCCTGATCGACCTTGAGATCCACCACGCCCCACAGGGCAATCAATACCTGCGCCCAGTCGCCGAAAATCCAGGTATCTGCGTTCACCTGGTTCGACGCTATAGCGCGGTAGCCATTGACTTCGTTGTTATGCCAGAGCCGTTCGCCGGTACCCGCTGCCACAAAGGTTTTCTTGCCCGCACCGCGCTGGCCAACGCTGGTCAGGTAGCCCATGCCGTTAGCGCTGACGTTGGCCTGGCCCACTTGAGTTTCCATGTCTACCGCGTCATCCCAGCCGAACTTATCGTCATACGTCAGGCCCGGAATGCCCGTCTGGTACATCAGGCCCAGCGGCTGGTTATCTTCACCGGTGCCGTACAGGTAGCCCTTGTCGGTTGTCACCGCAACGCCGCTTAGCAGTTCGTTACGGACAAGGTTCTCGATCGACATGCTGGACTGTTTGCGCAGGCGGCGAGTGATCGCGATCGCGCCAGAGATGGTCTTCGGCGACAGGCCGATAGTGCCGAAGTCGATATCGGTCAGCGGCGCTTCACCGTCCTCATCCAGCCAGTAGAAGTTGCCCTCGCTGAGCTGCTTGGGAATGTCCACGTCGCCCTGCAGGCCGCTCAATACCGTCGCGCCCATCGCGCCCAGCACCGTGCGATTTTTCAGGATCTCGGTGTACATATCGGTACGCAGATCGGTATCGACCAGCACGCCACCCTTGCTGGGAGTTTTCTTCTCCTGCTGACGCAGCATGCCGCCGAACAGCGCTTCGTGCGGCATGAAGAGGCCGCGCGCCTCGGTGCCGGACGCGTCCGCGATGGCGTTTGATACCTCACGCTCGAACCCCGCGTCCTTATAGTCGCCGGTGGCCATCGCGTTGATGGCACTCAACAGGCTGTACTTGCTCATGTCGCGCTCGGTAATGCCCAGCTTTTCTACGTTCTGGCCACCCTTCTGGTGGTTGAATTGCGGCAGGTCGCGCTGGTTGTCACCAGGGTTCGTGTCGATAGGCTGCGGCGCTTGGCGCTCCAAGAGCTGGGCGCGAAAGCTATTGACTGAATGGCCCTGGGTGACTGCCTGCATTGCCAGATCACGCTGCTGGAAGCGCTCGCCCAAGGCGAGGATGTCCGCGCTACGCTGACGCTCTTTTTCCAGCGCGGTGTCTTTTGGCTCAGCAAATGTGCGCGTGGTCGGCTCTTGATGCTCGCCGCCATCGTTGCCGCTGGGCTGGGTTGTCGTGGTTGTAGTGGTGCTTTCGTTCGGCTTCGGCATTTCCGATCCTCGAATGGTGATAGTGCTGGTGGTCTGGTCGGTTGAACGACCGATGCCGACCGTCGGGTCGGCGGCAACCGAAACGATGGAAATTTCAAACGGCTGCCAGCGGGTTACTCGGAAGTGCTCCAAATCGCCTTCGCGTTTTTCGAGCACCATTTCTTGCGGTAGGTATCCGCACGACACGTTGCGCCGGATGCCATCCACTACATCGCGCCAAATCTCTTCGGCCTCTTTGCCTTTAGAGAACCGCACACGCACGCGCATGCGGCGGTCATCGTCCAGCCAGGCTTCCTCGACGACACCGATCTGCCCTTTCGTCGACCAGCGGTCGTGCTGGGCCAGCAGCGGTGCGCCGGAACGCATCCGCGACCAGTCAATCGCGCCCTGGCTGTGATCCAGCACCTCCATGCCGAACCAGCGCTGTACCGGGTACTCGCTGGTGGCCGACATCTCGACCGTGCGGTTTTCCTCGTCGATCGTTTCGCGCTCGACGCTCAGCGACCGCACGACCGGCTGGCCTTCGATCTGGCGCAGCACCGGCAGCGTTGAGGGGTCAATCGGTGCCGGTGGCGTTTGGCTCGTCGTCGTCTTCTTCGTCGGGTTCGGCATGGGTTACTCCGTTAGCCTGGAGAGCTTTTCCGTAGGGGTTGGGTATACCGAGACGCTCGAACCGGCGAATGTCCTCGCTGATCTGGTTGTAAACGTCATCCGGGTCGCGGCCTTTGCGGCGCATGATGTCCGAGACTGAGTCGGTCAGCGTCTCGATGCCGGTCTTCGCGGCATCGCTGTCTTTCTTCGGATCGACCCAATCCCAACCGCGCGGCAGCCACTCAATCGGCGCGAGACGATCCCAGGCACGCGGCGGGATTTTCAGCACGCCCTTGAGCATCGAGCACTCCATCCACACTTCGCCGACCCACTCCAACAGCTCACTGATCGCGAACTGCTGGATGCATTTGTAAAAGTCGCGCTCGTCAATCTCGCCGCTGCGCAGGCTCGAAAAGCTGACGCCTTCGAGGTCATGGGCAAGGCGGTTGTAGGAAGGCCCGAAGGCTCCGGCAATACGGCGCACCGCCGCTTTGGTGAACGGCGCGAAGTTGGTCGAGGGATGCTTGTTGTCGTAGGGCTTGAACGTCACGCCATACGGCAAGAGGCGGGCACTGCCCGCCTCGATCTCTTCGATGATCACGCCCTGATCGGCGTCGTCGCTATCTTCATCACCCGGCGGGTCGACCCACTCGGCATCTTGTTCATAGAAGCCGGTCATCTTCGCGCCCTGCTCGGCCGCGATCAGCTCGGCACCGGCGTACTCTTCGACGTGGTGCAGGTCGTTGGCACCGGCATGCGTCCAGGTAAAACCGCGCGACTGGTGTGGACGCCAAGGGTCGAACGTCAGGCGCAGCTCCTCGGCGGGGATCCGCTGATACTCTTGCTCTGCGGGGCGCTCGAAGCTGTCGCCGGGGTGTGAACGCTTGAGCCAGTAGGCGATGGGCTTTTCCCACTCGTCGATCTCGACACCCATGCGCACCCGGTTGCCGTTGCTCAGCCAGGTATTCAGCGTGGTATCGAGCAAATCCGACTCGATGATCTGCAGCGCAAATCCCCAACGGTTGGGCCAGTTACGCAGGATGCGCACCATGACCTCTCCGTCGCGGGCGAGCGTGTCGATCCATAGCCACATGAAGGTCACGAAGCTATAGCGCCCGGTGACGTCGCAGTTACCGCGCTTCGACCACTTTTTGAACTCCTGCTCGATCACCCGGCGCATCTCGTCGTCGGCGTAGCCGTTCGCTTTCAGCGCCTTTGAACGCATCGTGATGCCATGCGGCCCGATCACGTTCTGGCGCAGCAGGCGATAAAACCGCTTGGCATAGCCGGAGTTGATCGACTGCTCGCGGGCACGCTGGCGAAGCGTTTCATGGTCTTTGTAAATGACGTGGTCGGCGTCGCCCGCGTTACTGCGCCCGGTCCAGGAATTATTGAGCCGAGTCTGCCGCGCCATTTTGAAGCTGCGCGTGAGCGTGGGCTCTTTTCGAGCTGGCTGTGCAGGCGGCGAATCGGCCTGCCCAGCGAGCTTCCACGCGCGAGCTGCTCGCTTGAGTAGGCCCATGGGTTACATCCTTGCTTGAATTAAGCGACCAAAGGGGGAACCGCTGCGCTCGCGATTGAGTTCGCGGCGGTACGCGCGGCGTAGCTCCTGGAGCCTCTCAATGGGGATACGGTCAAGGCGCTGGCCATCGATCTCGTAGCTTTGCTGATCTTTCGGTATGCGCTTCTCCAGCGCTGCTTCGATCAGATCCAGCATGCGCTGGGCATGGCTGCGAACGTCGCCCGGCTCGGCCAGCAACCAGTTGGGCGCGATGACGATGTTGCCGGTGTCGATCGTGTAGCGCTGATCGTTTGGCCCCACCACGAACGCCGCCCAGCGATACTGCCCAGGCGACCACTGCTCGGTGCTTGATGCCTCGATCTCAACGCGATAAACGCCGTGGTCGTCGAACGCCTCGATCTCGATCACCTGGGGGCCATGCAGCACATAACGCAGCGCCCAGCCGTCGCTGGCCGGATACTCAGGCACAGCACGGCCCCAGGCGACGGAATCGCCCGCGTGTAGTTTTTTCGGTTCCATGAGTTACCGCCGTTTCTTAATCACTTTGAAGCGACCGCGCTTTTTGGGCGGTGCTGGTGGCGTGCTTTCGTCAGGGGTAGAGACCGCCTCTGCTGCTGGCTCGGCTGGTGTGTCGGTATCATCGACTGACTCACCGCTGTCGCCTTTCGCTAAGCGTTTCAGATCGCCCAACGTGAGTGCGCCTCGCTTGCGTCTGTGCAGTTTCGCGCGTAGCGCCATGATGTATTGCATCGCTTCGCAGTCGAGCTTGTGGTTCTCGCCGATTTTCTTATACGTGCCGGTTTCCTCGCTCCACTCTTCACCGACGATCTGTTTGCAGTAGTCGTCGGTAACGTCCGTAGGGAGCAGCCACCAGCCGGGGTAACGATCAGCTTCACCGCTTTGCGCGCGGCTGATGCGGCTATGCACCCACCGTTTGGCCAGCGGCGAATCGAACGCCCAGCGGGCATCGCCGCGCTTGCGCACCTTGCCTTGCTTGTTGACCTCGACCAGCTCTTTCTTGAACGGCTTATCGAGCCGGTCACGGCCACGCAGCGCGATCGCCCGGCCCTTGTGCGCGTTGATGAACTTGTAGACCTGGTCGTCGCGGTAGCCGATGTCGATGCCGGTTTCATTGATCGGATGACCGCCGTACTCCTGATCCATCTGCTCGGCGAGATCTTCCCAGACCGCATCCTCATCGGTGTTTCCCCACAGCTCGCCCTCCTCGAGGAGCTGCGAACCCATGCCGGTAAACCAGGCGCGAACCACGTATTCGAGGCGCGTTTTCTGCACGTCGATGGTCATGAAGATCTGGCGCGGCTCAGGGAGAATGAGCTCGCCGCTGGCGTAGGCCCAACGCATAGAGCGAATCTCCTCCCAGGTGGGCACATCGCCGACTTCGGCGAACAACTGACCAAAGCCGGTGTTAGTGACGCCCTGGAGCGTGGCGGGGTCGCCCGATTGCTGCGCTTCCAGCAGCTTCTTAGCAAGAAAGCCGTAGGATTTTTTAGCCGCGAAGCTGACCAGGCCGGACACCCACAGCGAGTAGTGGCTCGACCCTTCGGTCTCTGCCGTGCCGGTCACTTCACCAGGCAACACCTGGTCGCCCTTGCGGCGCGCTTTAGTGACTGATTGACCAGGGGCAACGGCAACGCCGCGCGCATTCATCCAGGGACGGTACTTGTCCTCGACACCTTCGCCACAGCAGGAACAAATCAGGCGCGCCTCGCGCTCTGCGACGTCCGGCGAGCACTCCTCTTTGCTGCCCTGGCCAGGCCACCACAGCAGATCCATGTGCGGGATGAAGTAGTCGAGGCAGTTGGGGCATGGGATCGCCCACTCGTGGCGCGTGCCCGACTGCCAGAGCCGCCACACTTTCGATGTGACCGCGCCTTTTTTGCCCACTTGCCAGTGCTCGAGGCCTGTGTCTGGGTGCTTTCGTTTCGTTACCCGGCCACGCAGCGGCGTCGCGGTATAGCCGACTTTCGAGTCGACATACGCATCGCCACGCGCTTCGATGATCTCGGTAGTGTCGCCTTCGCCGGTGTTGACGATCCGGTCCACCTCGTCGACCAGGATCAGACCGGCAGAGTCGGCGGCGAGCTCAGTGGGCGAGCCTGCCCAGGCAAAACGAAACTTGGTGCCACCGATCCACTTCGTGAACTGGGTCGAACGGCGCTTGTCGTACTTCCGCCAGAGCGCTGCGCACTCGCGGAACATGTCCATGAACTTCGGCTCGACCGTGCTAGTGATCAGCGGCTTTGTCGGTGTGACGTACAGCACCGGGGTCGGATCTTCATCGATGCGATGCCCGACCACGTTCTCCATTGTCACTGATTTGCCCATCTGCGTGCCCATGACGAACGTCACGCGGCGAAACTGTGGCTGGGCGAATGCCCACGCCACTGGCTTCATGTACGGGTTACTGTCAGGGTTAAACGGCCCAGGCACCGGCGCGGCCGGTGGCATGATCCGCTTGTCGCGTGCCCACTCGTCACTCGTCCTCGGCGGCGGTGCCTCCACCATCGTCGCCGTCAATCGAATCAAGCGCGTCAAGCTCAGCAACGATTGCCGATGCTGCATCGTTAAGTCGTTCGGCAGTAGACCCACGGATGCGGCGGGTCTCGGCGTGGATCCGCTCTCGCACTTTTGCTGGGTCATCAATCACCGCCAAATCTGATGCAAGCCGACTCGATAGAGAGTCGAGCTGGGTAGCGAACACAGCGCCCACCCCCTGCAGGATCCTCCCGACCGCGTCCAGCGGCACCAGGCGGCGGCGCGCCAAATCGATATCAATCTGCAGCTTTTCCCGCCGCGCTTTCTTCAGCAGCCGATCCTCGGCACTCGCCGAGCCGACGCCGTCTTCTGTTTCGTCGTCATCGTCACCGTACTGGCGGCGTACCTCACGGCGTATCAGCCAGTCGATCGCGTCTTCGGTGTCGATCTCCAGCACGCGGCCTTTACCACCGCCGCCTGCCGTGGGCATGCCCTCATCGACCCACTTGCCTATCCAGCGCTCTGACTTGCCAACCATTTTGGCGAACATCTTTTTGCTGACGATCTCGCCCATGAGCAGCTCCGGCAGAAAGGACTAAGGCGCGCGGCCGTGATGACGTGCAAATGTAGAAACGTCCTTTCTCACGAAAGGGCATTTGTACATTTGTACTCTTGTTCAAATGTGCGTGGTTGCTGGGCTGCCGGGGCGTTGACGCCACCCCGGCTAGTCCCTTCTAAAACGGAAGTAAGGACTCGAAAAATTCACCCAAAAACGCGCGAATCCCGCGAGTTTCTCACCCGTGAAGGGCGTGTGGCGGGGGAGTACCTAAAAGATGATAGGCGTTCTCATTTGCCATAATCGCCCAAATCCCGCAGGTTTTTCCCGCCTAGCTCAGCCGGTTGCTGAGGCTTGCCACCACCATAGAAGAAGCGAACGACACCACCGACCAAGCCAGCGACTAAGCCGGTCATGATCAGGTCAGCGTAGCGCTCACCGGTGGTCGACAACGGGATGAACGTAACGGCGGCGGCAAAGCCAAACGCAAACAGCAGCAGGATCGTAGTCATCAAGTACAGGAAGTTGCTAGCCAGCCAGCCGCGATTAGCCTGAAGCGTGGCCACTTGCAATGCACGAGCATCGACACGATCCAGGTGAGCGATGCGCTGCAGCTTCACCTCGCTATCAACCAATGCCTCTTCAAAGCGCAGGCGTGCCTCTGGGTCAGCGTTCAACGCTTCGAGCGCATGCTCGCCGCTAGGCGCGCCGGTGATCAGCTTCGCCATGTCGACCACGCGGTCGGCTACTTCAGCGCCGTTTTTTGCGTCGAGCAGCTCGCCAATCTTTTTTCCTAATCCCACCGCACTTGCTAGCCCTGACGCGATAGCGATAACACTCACAAAACACCCCCGCGCGGCACTGCCGCGATTTCATTGAGCCAATGGCTAGGCACCGGCTGTTGTTGCAACACGTTAGAGAGCAGCTCGACCACACGTCTGAACCAGCCATACGTAAACGCCTCCTGGCTTTCGCTGCGCTCTGCCAATCCACGGCAAAACACGATGCGCTCGGCATTGATCGTGTGAGCCAACACCTCAAGGCCACCGTTGCCACGAGCAGCAACAAACCCGGCCAGCGCTTTCAGCGTCTCGCCACCGACCGAACCATCCACCGCGATATCCGCGTAAAAACGGCCACGATTGTTCAGCACGTTCAACTGACGCTGCAGGTATTCAGCCGCGCGGCCCGGCCCGCTGTTCACCCCAAAATCGAACAGCACCAACGCTAAGTCGGTGCTGAATGCGGCGATCTCATCGAGCTGCAACGAATGCCAGTAGTCAGCCGCATAGATCGCGGCCGCTTGCTGGCGTGACAGGGCGCGCATGTCGCCGGTGTAGCCATGGTGGCGAGCCACTGCGATCGTGATACCCCAATTCGTAGGCCCGCCGCGATCCGCTGGATGGTTGACGTAGCCGCCTTCGCGGTCGATCACTTCCGCGATCAACTGGCGTTTGAGTGTGTCGATGCTCATGACTGGATACCTACTCTGCTCAGAATGATCTCAACCAGCACTGGCCCGGCCACCAGCCCGAAGAACGCCAAAACGCCGAAAAACACTTTCGAGAACGTGCCCCATCGATGCCCGGACGTTGAGCTCAATTTTTCGACCTCGGTTTTCAGCGTGGCCATCGCACCCTCGACCGTGTCTAAGCGATCCTCAACGTGGGCGATGTCTCTTTCGTTTCTGTCCTGCCGCTCTTCGAGTCGCACCACGCGATCGAGCTTCTCCTCAATGCGCACCAGGCGCGCGAAAAGCTCCTGGCTCATTAAGTCGGAGTTCATAGTCGTATCCATAAGCGAGTTTTAGCGGAAGCCAGAAACAAAAAAGCCCGCACGAAGGCGGGTAAAGGTTGTCACCGGGAACGAAAAAGCCCGCCGGGTGAGGGCGGGCTTTCGCAATAAGGGCAATTTGACATAGAGACTACTCGGATACGGACTTTTGTCAATATGTGCAAACGAACTAACGTTACTTTGTGCAAATGTACATAAGTACGCTTGTACATTACCGCAGAGCGCGCGCCCAGCCTGCCACTGCGCCGGGCAGCGACATAAAGCCACCGGTTCGCTTATCGCATCCGGTGCAGCCTGCCCACCACTGCTGATCACGCTGCTTAAAGCGCACCGGCTTAGCCTCACAGCAGTAGGGCAGGTCGGTGCGGTTGACCTCACGCCAGGAAGCCACCGCCCAATCATGGCACTTGCTGCCCTCGCCACGATTGTTGCACACCGGGCAGATCAGCAGCAGCGCGCCGTCTTTCTCACGGCGCTCTGGCGGGTGCTGGCAGTGGTTGCAGTTGGGTAGCGTCATCAGACCTCCGGCACATCCCTGGCTTTCAAACTCTTAACCAGGCCTATGCTCTCAGGATCCACACGAAACTTTTCCATCTGCCTAACCATTTCCTTACGCGCTGCTAAAAACTGAGTAAAAATCGCATCCCAGCCAAGCCGCGCGGCCATTTCCTCGCTGTTAAACTCCACCTCTTTAGCATCAACATTGGCAGCCACCATATCGCCGCGCTCGATGCCTGTGTCATCCCAGCCATAGACCTTCACTCAGTCACCCTCCAAAGCGCTTCCAGCGCTTCCCGGTCAATATCATTCAGCAGGCGGTGCATCGCCTGCCAACGTCCGCACCAGTGCTTGTCCCAATTCGCCCGTTTCACGTCCAGCAGCTCCTGGAGCCGCTCAGGCGTATGGACAGGCTGCCCGCTGTTCTTGCGCGCTTTATGACACTGCACAGCAAGGTGAACCAGCCCTTTACACAACCTGAGCGTTTTGGCCCGAACACTCCCCAGCGTCGGCTCGAAACGCGCCCACAAGGCCACCGTGACCCCTTGCTCGTCACACCACTCCCGGCTATCCGCATAGGCGTAGCGCAACCAGTGCTGGTATGCAGGCTCAAGCGTGCGGATCGCCGCCACGATCCGGGCATCGTCAAACGCCCACGGCGATAGCGGCATGCTGCTTTTGGGCTTAGGCCGGGTACCACTAGCCACCAACCGGGTCGACTGGCGCTTCATCTCAGCACACCACCGCCGATGGCCAGCCGGTGGCAACCGATCCCGGTACGTTTCATCGGTATAACGTGCAGGAGCGTCCGACTCGCTAATGCGGCGGGGCGTCGGCGCAGCGTGCGCATAAACCACTGTACGGCGCATGTACGCCAATCCTTGAGCGTCCAGCACGGGCACCCCCTCATCGACAGCGCTGACCGCGTTGGTCAACGAACTCCTGGCAAGGCACGCAGCGCGTGACCCACGGCATCGCTTCACGGCGTCTCGGGTCGATGTCGAAGCCACACTCGACGCAATACTCAGACCCCGGCTGGCTCTCGCGCGCCGCTTGCTCACGCGCCCAACGCGCCGCGCGCTCATCTTCCAGGCGCGCCTGTTCTTCCCCTGCGATATCGGCTACATCACTCAAAATTGACACCCCTTGGCACCCTTAAAACCCTCCCAGCAGCCGTTCAAATAACCACGGTCGCCATACAAACCATTGGGCTTACGAAGCTTCTTAATTTCTGCGGCGGTATGCTGATGGCCCGAATCTTCACTCCACTTTCGCGCATACCATTTCTCGAATAACTCGCGCTCTTCGGCTTCGTTATCCGGCGTGCTCAGCAAACTCCAACCGTTAAGAGGGCTGGTTAAAGCGATCAAAACTCGCTCATCCAATGACTGGTGCGGCTCGGCAGGCACGCCAAGCTTTTCACGGATCAGATCCAGCAGGCGCGCCCGGTCTTCGGCATAGTCCTTTGCTGCCTGCAGCTCTTCCTCAAGCTTCTCGATCCGTTCTATGTGAGCGTTTTGCTGGTCTAGTAGCCCTTTACGATCACTCACGGCGTCATGGCAGTCGGCCATGAACGCCTGAAAACGCTTACCATTAGCCGCTGAAAGCGCAAAGCTCACCGGATCCTGGCCATCCATAAGGTCAAACGTCATCTGCGGCACGGCTACGCTCCCTTCGCTTTTGTGTGCGAGATAAAATCCTGCAGCAGCTCTTGCATGCGTTTTTCATCACCACAGTGGCCAAGCGTGTCATGCCATACCTTGGCAAGAACGAGCATTTCAAATAGCGACAGCAGACCATGGTCATTATCAAAATCACTCATGCCTGCAATCGACTCAAAGGCGTCGCAGGCTCTACGTAGCGCGTTTGTATTTCCGGCTACTGCGAGCATCACCCGCTGATTGACTGGCGACTGGTTTCCCATCCTCAACCCCCAATCTCAAAAGCGAGCATACGCATACGCGGCAGCGGCCGACCGGTGCCCCGGCTGACCGCCGCAACTTCGCTCAATACCGCTTCCACCAGGTCGACGGCCTCTTTCATCATTCGATCTGCCTGTGCAGGGCAATCGTTGCGGTCATAACCGCCGTTGTGGGCTGGCTGGGAGTACTGCAGGAACTCGCCGAACTCCTGGCTGATGCGGTGAAGCTGGGAAGCCGCCCGCGCGAGATCGTCGACGGCTGAGAAGCGAGGCACCGGCACGTACAGCGAACCGGCCATGGCCATCAACTCCCGGCGCACCTCGATCTGGTACTGCTCTGGCAACAGATTGACCCACGGCCACTTCCACGCCATCGGAAACGGCTGATCGCCGCGAATGATCCGGCCAACTTTCATCGAGACGCTGCGACGCCAGCGCATATACGCATCGGTGCTGCGCTCGACCTCGTCCCGGTCCACTTCCACCATCCCTTGGCGCTCCAGCGCTGGGATCAGGTGGATGGTCGAGAACGACTCGATGGATTCACGGCTATTCGCGAACCAATCCAGGGTCGCTTTGATGATGACGTCGCACTCAGTGCGGGGCTTTGATGACATGACAACCATCCTTTTTCGTTATCGTATTCAGCCCATCTTGTGTGGGCATCCCCACATTCTGCTTATTCGTAGAATTTAGTTCAATGCTTTCTGCTTATCAGACTTTGATTTTATGCAGATTCAGGGAGGAAAATTGCCGGATGGATATTGGAAGCGCTATACGCCACCTCAGACGCCAGCAAGGGCTTACCTTGCAAGAGCTCTGCGACGCGATCGGTAATGACATGCAGACCGGCTATCTCTCACGCGTTGAGACGAATAAGCTGAATCCTAGCGTCTATACCGTGGCGGATATCGCCCGCGCGCTCGGCACCACCGTCGATGATTTGCTGAAAGGTAGCAACACTTTTCATGCCTACAAGGAGACGAAAGCATGCCGAAAAATACCAGTTTTCCCGTTCGTTGCTGCAGCTAATCCATACGCTGTAGGAATGTACCCACCTACGACTGCACTCACGACCATTCCATCGCCTGTAGACGTGCCATTGGGCAGCTTTGGATTGATTCTTGATGATGACTCGATGCAGAGCAGCGAAGGTCTAAGCTTTTCGCAAGGTAGCGTGGTTATCTTCGCGCCTTATGACAAAAACCGACTAATACGCGAGAAACAAATCCAGCTTGGGCAATACGTTATTGTTCATTCCCAAAATGCCAGACCCGGCACCCCACCCCTATTTCGCCAGCTAGTTGCCGATGGCGCTGAACGCATGCTCCGACCACGCAACTCTCGCTACCCCATCCGCCCGTTGCCGCCTGAGCCGGTTTTTGTAGGCTATGCAGTAGTCCAAATCCTAGACCTGACCTCATGATTCTACTCATGAGTGCATGAATATTTTACCTATCGGTAGATTATGGCGTAACATAATAGCGCAACTCGCTACGCGCGCCGCTATGCGTTATATTCAGAAGGTTTAGGGAAAGCAGAAACGAACAACGGCCGGGTTTAGCGGCCCGGCCGTTGGAAGCTGTGAGACCACTCACAGAACATATATTTCCTTCGCACGTTGTTGCCAAGCTGTTGATTTCAAAGAACTGTTAGCGGGCAGATCTATGAAAGCCGGACACAACTATAGGTAGTATATGGCGTGGTCTCGTAGCGTTCAACTTTCTGCTGACGTTTGTACAAGAGTACAAACGTACAAAAGTACACGGGAACGGAACGCACGCAATGACGAATGTAGGACGCCAGGGATTAGCCAGTTTTTACGAAGAGCGTTTCCGCAGCGACCCCCACGCGCTGCTGGATTACTGCCACGGCGAGATCGCTCACATCGCCGCCGAGGTATCGGTCGACTGGGACAAGCTCGCCGGTGACCTGCGCCTCGATGACAAAAAGCATCGTGGAAAAATCCCCACGCTCGCTAAAGGCGAGCGTCATCGTGTTGCGGTCTTCGGCTCGCTCAAGCGCGCCCGTAACGGCATCGAATACCCCCACATAAATTTCCACACCCTAGCCCAAGGCGGTTACAACGCTACCTGGTCAGGCTATGACGCACTGCTCGAACTCTACCGCCGCGAAGGCGGGCAAGCGGCTGACGCAAAGCACGCCGCCTGGCTTGCCAAACAAGAGGCACGGCGCGCGGAGCGCGCCGCGCGCATGGCAGAAGTGGAACGCCAGGAGCGCATCGAGCGCGAACGTCTTCAGGGCGAGCATGACGCCTATGAGCAGGCGTTCTATCGCGGTGGGGCACACTCCTTTGAATACGCACCGGGCAAGTTCGACACGGTCGAGCTGATCGGCGATGCGGACGGTACCGAGCCATATCTGCAGAACAAACAGATCGAGAGCATCGTCGATGCCGTGACGCTCAAACGCATGCGCGACCGCCACGGCGAGTTCGTAGCGTTTGCCCTGCAGGGTATCGACGGCGACTATCGCGGCCTGCAGCGGCTATACCCCACGTTCAAAAAATACACCGTAGCCGTGCGCGGCGGGCAGTTCGACGGCGCGCACCTGCTGATCGGCGACATCTACGCCAAGCGACTTTATAGCGTCGAGGGCTTCGCCACCGGCGCGAGTGTCTGGCTGGCTGAAACCGCTATCAAGAGTGCAGAGTGCGGCGTCATCGTTGCGATGAACGCTCAGAACCTGCCGAAAGTGCTGCGCGCCTACAAGCGCTGGGACGACAAGCTGCGCCCGGTGAACGCCGCCGATAACGACTGCTGGAAACCCATGGCTGGCAACGCTGGCCAGCTTCGCGCCCTGGAAGTGAAGCGCGAGCTGGAAGTGCGCAGCGTAATGCCGCGCTTTCATGAGCTGCTCGACGATGACGCGATCGCTGACGCGCTGGCCACCGGCAAAGGCCCAAACGACTGGAACGACATGCACTGCCAGTTTGGCCTGGACGTTACTGCCAAAGCCCTGCGCGCGCGTGCCAGCAAGGTCGAGGTCGAGACCGCCTTTTTCGATTACTGCCTGCAGCGCGTTCAGGCGTCCGGCAGCATGAACGTGATGGAAGAGGCGCTGAAAGCGGTCAACGCAGGCATGCAACTGGCACCGACTAAGTACACTGGCCGCGCCGTTTTCCGTACCGTCTGCGAAGCGATCCCGCAGGGTTTACCGTTTAACCGCCACCGCTTGCTCTCCCGCGTATGCTGGCTGGCGAAAAAGAAACTGCAGAGCGCCGCTGGCCTGCGCAGCTTCACCGCTGAAGGGCTCAATCGTCCCAACGTTCAGTATCACAAGGTGCGCGGCGTGCGCGCCGATCACGGCAACATCCTGCTGCCCGACCACATTCAAGACCTCGTCCAGTCGCTCAACGGCATGGTGATTGTTCGCGGCCCGATGGGAGCCGGTAAAACCGAACATCTGATTCGTCCATTGATGCAGGCGTCACCGAAAGCCGCTTACATCGCTCACCGCGTCTCGCTCGTCGGCGATGCCGCTTACCGCCTCAACACCACGCACTATCGCAACGTGATCGCCGCCGAGATGCCCTACGTATCGCACCTCGCGTGCTGCGTAAACTCCATCACTCACCCCAAATTTCACAACGGCGACGGCCGCTCCTGGTTCACGACCGTCGACACGCTCTGCATCGACGAAGCCAGCCAGGTGCTACGCCACATCGCCACCGGCCCGGTGGACCAGCCCACCCGCGTCATGGATGGCCTGGTCGAGGCCATGCAGTCCGCGCGCCTGGTATTGATGTGCGACGCCGACGCCAACGACTCACTGATCGAGCTATGCGAAATGGCGCGCCCCGGCGAGCCGATTCACATTCTCGAAGTCGACCCTGCCAACGATCATATCCGCATCGATCACGCTGACCATGAGAGCGTGTGGCAGAAAGCGCTGGATGCTGCAGTTGCCGGTGAGCGCGTATTGATCGCCAACGACAGCGCCGAAAGTGCCAAAAAACTGGCGGTGATGATCGAGCAGCAGCGCCCGGACGCGAAAGTGCTGCTGGTTCACAAAGAGAGTAAAGCGAACCCGGATGCCGAGCGCTTCCTCGACCGTCCCAACGATGAGGCCGTCAATTATGACGTACTGATCTACAGCCCAGCGATCAGCTCCGGCGTGTCGATCACAACGCCCCATTTCACCCGGCATTTTGGTATTTTCAGCGGCCAGACGGTCAGCCCAAGCGACGCTATTCAGATGATGCGCCGCGACCGCACCGCCCGCCACTACGTGGTGGGCATCGGCATATCCCGCGTGATGCGTGAGACCGACCGCGAAGCGCTATTCCGTGGCCTGATCGCCGCCGACGAGCTTAGCTGTGATTTTGACGAGACCGACACCGAGATCGTGCTGCGACGGACGAAAACGGTATTCGATGAGATGTTCCTTAGCTGCAGCACTGGCGATAACCACGCGCGCAATGATTTTGCCAATCACCTGCTGCTCATGCTGATCGCGGACGGCTACCGCGTAAACCGCTTGGCCACCGATGAACAGGAGGTCAGCCAGAGCCGCTCAAACCGTAAAGAGGCGGGCATCCTGGTGCGCCACCGCCGCCTAGAGATCCTGTACAGCGTCGAGACGCCCGACGAAGAGCGTTTCGCCCGGCTCAACCGCCAGGAGATCAAATCGGAGACCGAGCAAGCCGAGATCGACCGCCACCACATTGAACACCAGCTCTGCGTTCCAGAGATCGAAAACCACCACGTCGATTTTTACGACGACCAGGGCATCCGCCACGTGACCGCCATCGAGCTGCTGCAGGCCACCGAGGCCCAGGCAGACGCTTACGACAAGGCGCAACGTAAAGCTCGCGTCACGCTGACCCGCCACCGCTGGAAAAAGCCCGTACACCGCCTGCTCAACCAGGTGTTTGAAACCCTGGGCGTCGACCCGCACACCGGCGAGGGCGAGTTCACCGCCGATCAGTGCCGCGCCGTGCGCGACACGCTGCTCGCTAATCAAGCCGCGATAGAGCTGTATAACGCGCTCCGGATCGGCCGCTACGTGAACCCGAAAGCCTCGCCGAAATGCGCTACTACGTTCGTGAAGTCGATCATGGAGCGCCTTGGCCTCGCCCTGCACAAGCGCAAATCGGACGGCCGGAACGTGCTGTTTATCAGCACCGACTCATGGGAAGAGGTCATGTACTACGTGCGCCTGCGCGCCGAGCGCGGCGTTCACAGCCTGACCACCCACGAGGCCGCTAGCATCCACCAGCCAATGCCCGCGCCGGTACGTGAAACCACCGACGAAGCCCACAACCACGCGGATTCCAGCGAAAGGGATACTTTGCGTGAAGGGGTAGCAGCAGCAGATGTAAGGTATCCCTCCCTGGGCGATAGCGAAAAGCTCTATGCCGCCGCGAAAGCCGCTTCAAGCCCTCTCAGTTTAGACACGACGCTGGTGGAAGCGGTGCAGGCGTTGCCTGACGAGATCCGGCAGGCGGTGGTGAACGGGCAGGTTAGCCCGGACGAGCTGGCCTGGGCGATCGGCTACGCATCCAGCATGCACAAGCGGGGCAGCGCTGACGAGCTGCACTGCAACCCCGGCGTTATCAAGCGCCTGTATGACGCAGCCCGTGACCTGCCGCTAGCGCTGCCGCTGGTGGATGTCGTTGCCCTGCTGCACCCGCAGATCCTGACCAGCATCAGCCAGTACAGCACCGACAACCTGCTGATGACGTTAGAATTTGCTGCTGAGTATATGCGAAAAAAGTTAACTGGATTGACCCCTGAACATGGGCAATAATACTGTATACTTGAACAGTAAATATAACCGTAGGGGGGTAACTTTATGACCGATGAAACCGTGTATGACGTACAGGACCAACTGGAAGAGCGCTTGGCCAGGGCGAGTGCCTTGCTTCACCTGCTCTCGCAGTCAGATGGCGTCGATAGCCAGACGCTGCAAAGCGTGGCACAGGACGCCGCCGACCATGTGACCCAGGCGCAGTCGCTTTGCCAGACGCTGGCAGAGACGCACAAAAAAGGGCCAGCGCTTGAGCGCCAGCCCCTTCATGCCGCGTTATCGATGCACCTAGTGGGCGCGCGCTCCCCTCAGCGCCCACCCGCCGCTTTATAGGCCGCCTTCATCGCTTCGATCCGGCCTGCCTGGTTGCCCACCCGCGCAACCTCCACCCCGTTGATTGAAGCCACCCCGACCCACTGGCCATCCCCTTGCTGGTGGGCGACCAGCCGGGGCTTCGCCTCGGCTACTTCCTTCGGCACTGCCGCCGCGACCTTGTCCAGATCGACGTTCGGCGTGTCGAGCGCCTCTCGCGCCAGCTCCAGGTACGCCTTGATGGCAGGGCGATAAACGCCCAGCTCTCGGCTGATCAGAGACTGCGTAATTTTCGCGTCTGGCTCCTGCTCGATCTGCGCTTTCACCCAGGCATGCACACGCGCCTGGGCGTCGCTGCTCTCAAGCTGCTCATGGCCGTCCAACGCCTGCAGCGCAGCGAGGCGGCTAGCGTGTTCGTGCTCCTCCTGGTCGGCTTGATCCGGCTCGTCGTAGACGATCTTAAAGGCGCGGTAGCTGCGCTGGGTGTCCATGTCCTCGTGCCCCAGCATCTCGCGCCAGAACACGTCCTCGGTGACTTTCTTCCAGCGCTTGTCGCGAGAGAAGTGCAGCTCAAACACCAGCCGCGCCCAGATCGCGCGGCTGTCCTTGAACACGCGCTCATCGTTGTTAAAGATCCGCTTAGTGAGCGTGTTGAGCGTCTTCGCCGTGCGGCGGTTCACATCGCTGTTGTCCATGCCCTGCAGCTCAGCAACTTCCGGCAGCGAGCGCAGCTCGTCCCACGCTTCGATCACCAGGTCAGCCTTCACCAGGGTATAGATGTGGTAAGCCTCGCTATAGTCGACGCCGCCGCGCTTTTTCGCTTGGCCGCTGAACTCCAGCTCATACTCGCCCACTTTGCTGATTCGGCCGGTCTTCAGCACCTCGATCGCGCGCCGCCCGGTGGCCAACGCCAGCCCCAGCGCTAGGTAACTGAAAAAGCCGCGATACTCGCCATCGACCACCCTCTCTCGGTTACTCAGCAGCTCGTAAACCGTCTCCATCAACCAGTGGTAGTTGATCTCGACCGTGTTCACCGCGCGCTCTTCCAGCGTCTCGCTGGCCTCTTCAGCCAGCGTGCTTTTCTGTGCAGAGCTCAACGTCAGGTGGCGCATGATTTCATGGTCGAGCTTCATCGCCCGGATGTCCTCATAAGCGTCGTCATCGTTGCGGATCTGGTCGAGCAGCTCGCGGTGGGCCATACGAATGGCGCTGATATCGGTCAGCTTGCCGAGCGCTTTCAGCTTACTGGCATAAGCCGGGTAGCGGCTGGCCAGCCGCTCGATCTGTTGGTCGAAGCTGTGATGACGCCAGTTCTGTGCAGTCACCGCCTTGCGCGCTTCTGTCATGTAGCGGCGAAAGGTCGTGACCGCGATCCGCTCAGAATCCTTGCGGCGCTTGTCATCATGCAGGCGCGTTTTGAAGCTACGTGCCAGCCGCGCCATGCGCTTGGTTTTCTCTTTACGTGGCATCTCATCATCGGCGTCGATCTCTTTGATCTCGCTGAGCAACCACTCTATCAATTCCGCTAAATCAACCTTTCTACGTGACTCACCGCTCATTTTCCTACCCTCTTTCCATACATAATAAACCCTACAAATATTTATAGACCATACATACCTACACGTCAAGCCCTATATATACGCATACATACATGGATAGACAGGGGGCAACATACATACACGACCCTATATTGGGCCACCTATGTATGCACACTGGCCCCATACTATACGTATAGTAT